CAGTTGGAGCGCAGAGTACGAGGTGAAGTCCATGATGCCCCAACCCGTACCGCGCGCCCGACCGAGAGTGCGGAACTGCGCCCGAGTCTTGTCGTACTGCGGGAGAACGCCCGTAACCGACACGAGTTTGCCCGTTACCTCCGCGCCGAGATACGCCGAGACGTAGATGCGCGCCCGCTCGATGCCGTTGGTGACGAACGCGGGGTGCGGGGAGAAACCGGGCTGGGCGATGGGCGATACCACCCACTCCCATGCGTCGGTCTGCTTCTCGACGCGGTACCAGAATTTCGGAATCTCGACCATGACCTGACCGTTGGTGCCGTCGAGGACGAACCCGACGTCGCCCTGATAGGCGTTGACGACACCGGCGTCGGAGAGGTTGCAGAGTCGACACTTGGACCACGGCTCGAGGAGCTCGAAGTCGTTCGCGCCGACCGTGCCGCCGACTGTGGGTGTGTAGAGCTTGCCGAACGCGCCTCTTGTTCTTGTCAGTGTCGAAGTAGTGAGCGCAAATGATTTGGATGCACCATATTGTAATGATATGTTTTCACTACCACCACCAAGCCTCGACGAACCGAGGCGCATTGAAGGCAATCTCATGCTATGATAGCCACCACGCATTCTTGGCATGGTATTACGCCTTCCAGATTATGTACTGATATGTCGCTCCGCTTGCATCGGATATGATTGACAATGTGCCGTCTACCATGAGGTCAATGCTCTGTCCTGCCACCAACTTAAACGCCGTGGTATTGGCAACCGCAGTAGCGTTTGGGTTAATCCACATGTTTCCACTCACGCAATATAGCGTCAAGTCTTCGCCTAGAAACGTAAGCGCATCCGCCGAATTGTCAAGCGCCGTGACTCCCAGAATTGTCTTGATTCGTGCAAAGATTTCCCTTGTAATTTGAGCCATTAAATTGTCCTCCTATGTTTCTGTGTGTCCTACGATTCTCGCCAACCAACATAATTAAAGCGTATATTTCTATACGCTCTAATTATACCATACGATTATAATGTAATGTCAGTTACGCCACAGCCATGAACTGCCACTTGGAACCGTCAGAAACGAACAGTTTGCCACGACCAGTAGCGTGGGACGTAAGACCCATGGAACCCGCAGGGAGCGAGGTGAGCGTGGAGTTTGCGGTAATTGCGATTGAAGACATGAACAGAGCCAGTCCGTTCGTGAACATCATGTCCGCAACAGGAACAGTTCCGTCCGCACCAATCTTGATTCCGATACCGCCATTGGTAACAGTACCGTCACTCACGACTTCAACAAACAGACCGATAAGCGCACCAACCGTAGCCCCTGCATAATTCTTTGCCTTGATGTATGCGCCTTGAAGCGTATTAACGCCCGTGTTCGTCAGTTTGTTGATGACACGAATGTCGAGTCCAGTATCCGTTTGTGTACCAGTAGCAACCGCAGTACGTCCGAACGAACCCATGATGCCTGTAGTCGCAACCGCAGGGTCGCCCATGCCATAAGCCGTAGTACCAGTCTCGTCGCCAACGTCGAACAGAATGTGCTTGCTTGTAATTCCAGAAACAGTAGCAGACGCAGACGGAGTGACTTTCAGTTCCGAACGAATCGTGCCCGTGACAGTAGACGCAATCTTCATGCCACTAGGGTATACTGCGCCGTCTTCGTCAATGATAGTGCGGTCAACATTACTGGAATCACGCACACGCAGACCATACTTAGCAAGTACGGTGTCATAAACCCAACCACCTAGATTCTTAGCCATGATATTTTCCTCCTATTGAATATGCGATGTTGAGCCATAAGCCCATGCCTTATTGAAAGTTCGTGCAAGCGTACTCACCAAAGAGTTCTCTTGCTTTACGGTCATATGCTAACGCGGCTTCTTCTTCTGAATAGAACACTCCGATGTATATTGTCTTATACGCCACCGTTATGTTCGCTCTCCACTTGTTTGCGTGTGTATACCAAGAAACGCCTTTGTATTGGGAAGTGGAATTTGTGTTCTTCTTGATGCTATTCTGATGATTCTGTTGGTGGGTACACACTCTTAGGTTTTCACGCCGATTATCTAACCTGTCTCCGTTGATGTGGTCAACAATCATCCCAATCGGAGGGTTCATTATCTCTCTGTGCATGAAGTAATCCGTGTGTGCTTTTCTTGTTCCTTGCCGTCTACTTGCATATCCAACGCAGTTGTACCACTTATGTTTAGCAAGTTCTTCGTAATCACAATCATCTACTATTGTTGCGGTTCCTTTTGTAAGCGGTATTTCTCGCATGAGTCCTCCTTGTAGTGTAGGGGAGTATTGCTACTCCCCTATTATACCACAATTTAGGTTCCTGCGCTACCCACGATGCCGTATCCAGCGGAAATGAAGCCGAGTCCATACCGTTCAAAAGTGTAAAAATTGAACTGGAGAGTTGAAAGGTCGAACTCATAGTCAGTGCTGATGCCCTCACGCTCTTGCAGGATAAGTCCGCAATCTGGGAGCGACTTGTCGAGCATGAACCAAGGCGCAACGCCCGTGGTGCGGTTGATGGTAAGCCTACGATTAGGCACAATCTTCAACGCACCCTTGATGCTATTCGTGGTGTTGGACAGTTCAAAGGCGAGAAGCGCACTCTGGAACAGTTCCATAGCATCAAACAACTTATCCTTGTTGATAACGAGGTGGGTAGCGGCAGTGTCGAACTGCGTTCCCGCTTGGTCTAGAATTACATTGAACTGGTTAAGTCCGGCCTTAATGTTCGCCGTGGTAAGCCCGCCAGTGACGAGGTTGTCGTTCACGGAAGCGGAGTTCTTTAGCGGATGGCTGTCGGAAATGGTTGCAACACCATCGCCACCAGTATCCGCAAAAGCGCCATTATACATAGCGGCGACCATAAGTTCCTTCTTGGCAATCATAGAACGCACAAGACCTTCTGCCTTAGCCATATCCACGACACCGTACAGGTCATCCTTCGTGGCTTCAAGGGAAGCGGAGAAGCCATTAGCGACCGTCTGATTCGTAACCGTGGTCTGGTCTTTCCAGTCGATACGGGAAGTGGAAATCGGCGCACCTTCCGGCTTAATCTGGGCGACGGGGATGTTGCCGACAGTCTGGTAGTACTCCTGCTGTTTATCGGAAGTCTTAGGCAGAACGATGTCTGGATATTCCATAACCCTCTGCTTCTTTAGCGCTTCCTTGAAGACAAGTTTGCTTCCGGCATAAATAAGATTGCCGAGGTTGCTGATTCTAGTAGATGCCATTTATTTATCCTCCTATGCTTTCGCTACTTAAACGGAATAGAGCAGAGACGCGGCGGTGAAGATGACATACGCAACCTTGCGGTCATTGTCATATCCAACAAGCGTGAGCCAAGGGTTCGCGGTATCATTGAGATTAAGAGTCTGCTCCAGAGTGACGGCCTTGATGTCAACATCATATTCCGTTCCGAGCATAGCGTCGGTGCAAGCGTCAACTGCGCCACCTTGATAGATGTCGATAGCGAACACTTGACCAGTAAGCGGAGCGATGGGGATGACAACATCTTCAACGCCCGTAGCAAGCGCAAGACCAACGGCGGTAGCCGCAGTAAGCGTGCCAGTAGGGGCGTCAACGACTTCGCCAGAAGCGGTAATAACGAACTGCCCTTCGGCAACTCCACCACTACCAGCTCGCAGATAAAGCAGAGGGCCGACATACTTGTTCTTGAGTCTAACTGCCATGATATTAAATCCTCCTATTGAGATTCAATGTTATTCGATTTGTTCCTTGTATTCCTTAGCACTAATTTGACGGCCCGTGACTCTTTCGATATGCGCTCTCACCCGTTCTTCTTCGGCGGTCAACTTAGGTTGTTCGCCCGATGACTTGGGGGAGTTGCTTGTAGCGACAACCCCAGTCGCACTTGACTTAGACTTCTTGGCTTGCTCAATCGCCACGGCCTTAGCCTTGTCCGTGATTGAACTCTTGCTTCCGTATAGCATCTTGCATACCGATTCAGCATCCGCACCGCTTGTAGCGATAACGGCTTTCACCTTGGCAATATCCATGTCTGGATATTTGCGTACAACATCGGGGTTGTCCATCTTGAATTCAAGAATAGCAAACTTCGATTCATACGATTCCAAGCGTGCTTCACGTTCCGATTGTTCCTTAGCGTCTTCCTCGTCAAACCCACGGTCGATGTATTTCTGCATCTTCGCTTTGGCTTGCTCTTGGACAGAAAGCGCATCGAGTTTCCGTTGTGCGTCTGCCAGTTGGTCTTTAAGCAGTTTGTTCGCACGCTTGGATTCAATGATAGCCTTTTCCGCTTTGGTGGGAACGTGCTTCGGTTTTGCAGGGGCTTCGTCTTCATCATCGGATTCGTCTACATCAGAAGATTCGTCATCAACTGTTTCAACATCTTCGTCTACGTCATCCGCAGACTCGTCATCCGATTCTTCGACTTCTGGTTCGGACTCCTCAACAACCGCATCCTTGGGATGGTCGCCAACAAAATCCTCTACCTTCTTCCCCTTGACAAGAGCCTTGAAGCCTTCCATGTCTAGGTCATCCAGATTCACGTTGTCAATGTCCGATTTTACTGCCATGATAATGTCCTCCCCGTTTATGCTCCGTCGAGCGTCATAGGCTGATTATGCAGGAGCCATCTGCTACCTTTTATTATAACATATACTGTTTTGCATAATTATGCAGACAAAAGTTATAAATATTCAGTAGTTTTGGCAACACAAGGGCATAAACTTTTGGACAGAGTTATGCCCCGTGAGCGAAAGGAGAAAACTCTCACGGGGCATATGGAGGGGGGAGTGTGCGTGGGCTTATTTCATCCCAGTAATTACATTATACCACAATCGTATTAGGCTCTTAACATTACTCACTTTACGATGCTAATTCCTATGTTACGATGTCACCAATCGTCTTCGTCGGGCTTCTCTGGATAGTGCATGATTTGACATTCATTCAGCATACGGTATTCGATACTGTTGAACAGCCCTTCTTCTTCGATAGGTCGCCAACCAATCATAAGTTCCATATTAGGCAATTCAATCACTTGCCAAATCTTGTACTCTCCCATGTATGTAGACCATTTGTTTTCGTCTCTGTCCCAGAAACATACACGGAATATCGCATCGCTACCAAAGTCGTGCATCCACGTCTCCCAATCGGTATCGCTTTTCTGTATATCCGCATCATAGTATGCGTCATGCCATTTCTTGATTTCTTCTGGGCTTCTGCTCATTTTGTCCTCCTTATTAGGCAGATAATTTAATCATTAGGCAGATATGTGTTCCGCATCATGTAGGGCTTCTCACCCTTACAGCGTTCCTGCGTGGTTCACTAGAGCGCATCTAGGATTACCCACCTTTATCGGGAACAGATTATTGTCTTCACCGCCTTTATCTTTGGCTAATGATGCAGTCCATGGAGCCGATAGTAGGAATCGAACCTACAACCTAGTGTTTACAAAACACTTGCTCTACCATTGAGCAACATCGGCATATAATGGCAGGGGATATAAGAATCGAACTTATGTTTAATTGTCCAAAGCAATTCGTTCTCCCATTGAACTAATCCCCTGCACACATCATATCATATTCTAGTCAGAAAATCTACCGCTGATGACGGATTCAGGTTTGGCATATGCAGTAGGCTCTGCGACGAACTGCGGGATATTGACGCTACCCTTTCTTCCGCTCTTTTCCGCTTCCTTCCGCACCTTCTTCATTTCCTTCGCTTCCTCTGCCGACATTCCATCAACTGCGGGTTTCAGATTCACAATTCCCATATCCATCTCTTCAACATCGTCACCAAAATGCTCTCTAATTAGTGACAAGCCACGCTTGGTAACTTTATCAAGATGTGGAATCCAGATAGCCATGACGATTTCTGGTTGAGGGTTCACACCTGCGTTCCATGTGCAGACATAGAATCCAGTCTCCTTGTTCTTGCCAATCTTCTTGCACTTGCCACCGAAGAACGCATCATTGGCTCTGTCGATGTCGGTGTCGTCAAGCGGAGTCGCAAGCCCTAATTCAACAGGCGTGAAGAACCCTGCATTGATACTGCCTTGTGCGATAAATTCCTCTTTACCTACCTTGTTTCCGGGAATCATTCTAGGAAAACTGATACGCTTACTCATTCAGAATCGCCTCCTTCTTAATGTCATCTGTTGCCTTTTCGTCACATACCAAGTCTGTATTGGTGTACGCTTCCTTCTTCATCATTCGTGCTTGCATCAAATCAAACTCACGCTTCTGCTTTTGTAACATACTTGCCGCTACGCTGTCAACGAGGTACTCCATCTTGTCGATAAACTCGATAGGCACTCGCTTCTTTAATTCGTCTACGAACCAATCACGAACAAGCGGAGGGTCTACCGTGACGCTACCGCACTTGAAGCACTTGCAAGTCTCATGCCATGCGCCTTTCTTGTCCATAGTCTGATTGAACGGCAACGATACGGTTTCGCATTTACCGCATATCGGGTATTCGAGTATGTCCATGGGATTGTAATTCGACATGACGATGTTCCGCATGAGCGGTGCGCCTTCAAACAGTTTCTTAGCGAACGCAGGGTACACGCCTTCAAGAGCGTGCATAACCCCCAATGAGCGAGGGTCGTACTGTTGGAACATGCGTTGCATCGCTTCATGCTTGTCGGTTTTCATCTGTGCCTGTACGTCAGACATTATACTATACTCCCTGTACCCTTCCACCTGTCATTCCCGCTCCGGGGATAGTAGTATCCTGTGACGTAGGAGGCATCTTCGCAGAACTTCCCATAGGCATCGCAGGATTGCTTGCGCTGATGGGGTTGATTCCACTAGCGTTACCCATCATCCCTGCGTTATACCCCTGTGCTTGCATCTGCTTTGCTTGTAGCAACTGCTGATTCTCAAATGTGCCAATGTCGATTCCAAGCAATCCTTCAATCATCTTCTTGACCTGCGTGTAATACAGAAGCGGTCTAGGCATACCCGTGGCTTCGTCCATGACCTGCAACTGTGCAAGCGATAGGATGATGTTGTACACCGCAATCTTCGATGTAGGCATACCCTCGCCAAGCGTACACTTAATGTCGAACATGACGTCCTGTCCAACAATATCGCCCTGCTTGTATAGCGGATTCCCGTCATCGTCCATTTCGTCCGCAGTAGAATCGTATTCAACCGTTTCGTGCTTAGGAGCATCTTCAATCGACTTGCCCGGATTCTGCGAAACCCATGATTTCTTGTATGAGTATGACGCAGGGACAAGGCGAGGCACATTATCAAGCCTAGTGAAGTCGAGGTATTCGTACTCGTCGTCGTGTGCGCCCATCCTAGCCCAGAACGGCTCGTCCCAGAACTCACGGGCAAGGCACAACCCCTGCTTCGTCATCGTAGCGATGAACTCTCCAATGTCGCTACGCTTATCGCCAATCCCGATAGCCCCCTGTTGCCCCGTGGTTGCCACCTGCGTTGCAGTCGCACTCACACTTGACGTAGTTCCCATCATTAGGTCGGAGAAGCGTGTAGCCTTCTGTGCTTGGTCTAGGAGGAATCCAAGAAGCGTCATAACGACTTGGTTGATTCCATGACCGTCCACAACACGGATGTTGCTATTAGGATTCGTTGCCATGATGACATGCGACGGGTCATTGTCCAACTGCTCGTCATCCATCTTAGCCTTCGGGTCAACGAATGTGCGGGGTTGTGCGTTGAATCTGCAAGCGATTTCCATTTCATCGACAAGCCTGTTCACGGTTCTCTGCAACGGCTCTAGGATTCTGCCGTCTCCAAACCCATAGATGCTGAACGCTACCTTGTTCATGCGCACCATAGCGAACGGGTATTCGTTCTGCATCTTCTTGTAATACGGTGTATTACTTTCGGACTGTCGTAGTATAAGGCCACGCTTGTCCATTTCAATCAACTGCACATTATGTTCCTTGTTATTGCGAGTCCAGATATGCAGTAGCCCGAACGAGTCCTTGTCATCATCGCCGTATTCGGCATCGAAGTGATACACATTGTTCATTTTCACAAGGCTATCCGCAATCGCATCGCCGTACTCATCCCTAGCCCATGCGATAGACTTGAACCCGATTTCGTGGATGATGTACTCCGCTTTCTGCAAACGTCTGGTATCACGGATTCGGCTATCGAAGAACACATTAGACAGAGGGCAGATGTCATTACGCCATGTGCCACGCCCACCGCAGTCGTCGGCATCCCACCATGTATATCCGATGACATTACCGAACATCAAATAATCACGAACAGCGTCTTTCAACATCGACTTGAAGTTGTCACGCTCACGCTGATACTGCGCTCCGCTAGATAGCATATTGGCGTACATCGCATCGCCCGGATGTGCGCCGAGTATACTAACGGTCATGTTCGGTTCTGCGATATTCGCTACTTGTCCTTCAATGATAGGCGTAAGAATAGGAATAAACGAACAGGGGTCGCCTTCCTCGCTACCCGCATCATCACGAATACACTTGTATAACTTGTTGATGCTCTCCCATTCGCCACGCTTGTTAGATTGCTCACCGAAATGCAGATAGTATTTCGTCAGATAATACTGTCCACGCTTCGCCAAGTCCTCTCCAACCGTCTGCACGATTGTACCGCCAACCTGTGCATTGGTCTGCTTTACCCTGTCTTCATAAATAGAATCCATTAGTATTCACCTTTCTGCACAGTCGGAGACGCAACGCTCTTTTTGTTCTTGTTTCTGATGTCATAGTTCTTGTAACTAAGCAATCCGTCCTTGCCCTCATATGGCGTATTCTCCGCTTCCTCACGAACGGCCTTCATTTCAGCCATTTCAGCATGAAGCAAATCAAACCCCGCAACCGCTAACTCATGTTCCTTTGCAAGATGATTGCCAATGGACGCTACTGCCTTCGTAGTGTTTTCCATTAGCACGCTCAAAGCATCAATTCTTTCCATAATCTTTGTCATATCACGCTTAGTAATTAGCATACTTTCCTTGCCCTCCTTTTCGCTTCAATGAATCCAATTTAGATACATCCCTATTATACACCTTTCTGTCATATGATGTAATCTTGCCAGACTTCACCTTGTCATCCAATTCACTGGGAAGCCATATGCCTTTCATTGTCTGTGGAGTCATCATCAGTTCCGTTTCCTGTTGTCCGCACACTTGCAGATACATTGCCAATGATATTACAAGGTCATCATGTGCGCCACTTGCCGCTTCCATGCGACCACTCACGGTTACTTTGTCTTTCTTCTTTGTACGCATTACAAACGTCAACATTTCAGACAACGTATCAAGGTCGTTCAGTTTGTTTATATTGCCCTTGTTCACCCATTCAATCAGAGTGCTAATCATCTGTGTGCGGTTAGCAGAAGTAGTGCGCCAACCGATGTTCGGAGCATAGGCTTGCCCTGTATAATCCGCTCCCGTCTCTCGCTGATACAGATTCGTATACCCAAGGTCAATCAGTTTCTTGACAGGGTATGAGTCATAGTTGACTTCGGGAGCAAGTAGCGCATTATTATAATACCTACCCATGCAATATATCTGCATGATGCAAATGTCTGCCGTTTCAGAAGAATGGTATACCGCAACCTGCTCTTGCGTTGCGTTGTCCATGACATGAGCCGCATAGAAGTCGGAACCGTCTCCTGCGGTATCGACTATCAGAACGTATGGATGGTCATCAGCAACGGGAACATATATGTGCAGATAGTCTTTGCTATCGCCCTTCGCAGGGACTTGCACCCACTTCTCGCTACCACGCTTCACGCCTCCATAATCGTCTTCTTCCCACTGGAATCGTGTATTGAGCGGTTCACGAATCTTGTACTTGTTTTGCAATTCAAGCGTTCGTCGATATATCTCGTCACGATTGAATACAGTTTGCCCCGTGATTCCGAACTCGCCGTCTGCGTAGACCATTGCATCGTATGGGCTTGTGCGTCTATAATCCTCGATAACGTCTATGTCTTCTTGTGCAAGAAACCGATTGTCCCTGTACGTTGTCTTTAATACCATAGCGTTCTTGTATCGCAGTTCGTCAAGCATCCAGTTCCTAATCCAATGCTCACGGAATATGGGGTTAAAACTCACGATAAGCGACTTAGGTTCGTTACCTCCACGCAAGCGTCGGTCAAGTTCATAAAGGTCGGACTTCTCTACTTCTGTTGCTTCTTCAATCCAAACATCCGTAAGCACGCCGTTAGGGAACATGACAGACTTAGCCTTTGAAACGTCATCGAGTCCACGGAACACGATTTGAGCGCCGTCGCAAGGGCTTCCTTTGGCGCAGAACGTGAGAATGTGATTGCTAATGTCTTTCTTCCACAATTCTTCCATGCCTAATGACTTTATAGCGAACAACATCTGATTCCAACACGACGCAATACAAGCGGTGAGTTCTTTTCTCACAATCATAAGATTTCTATTCGGCATCGTAGACAGTCGTATCGTCAACATCTGCGAAATGAAGTAACTATTATGTGTTACTGTTCCGTCACCCAAAAGGAACTTATGGTCTCCGTCTAAAAAGAACCCATAGTATTTTCCAACCCCGACAGGTTCCACCTTTATAGAAGACGTAAGCATATTGTTTTTCTTATCCCAGTCTTCTATTTTTTTTCTTTGTATTTTAGTCGGTATGATATTAGTGTTTCCGGAAATCGTAAGCCTATAATACGTTCCAAACACTCCATTATTGACACACTCTTTGCGTGTTTCTTTTATTGAACATCTTAGTCCAACGGAATGTGCAAGTTGCCGAATCTGTCTCGCGAGCCTTTCATTTTTTTGCGTTATCTCGTAGCAGTTGAAATAACAATATCCGTCCGTGTCTATAATTCCGGCTAGAACATCTAATCTAGTCTTTAGGTCGTTATACATAAAATCTTCTGGGATGTGTTTATTCTTTATTAGATTATACTCGCGCATTCTTTCTAACAACCACGGAGATTCCATATATTTTATAAGAAAATCAACATCGACGCTCTCTGGGTTTTTCTTGTATTGCAAAACCATGTCTTTGAAATTCTTTTCATTCTTCCACGTGTAAGCGTTTTTATTAGACATCCCAATGTGTTCACACAAAGACTTAACGCTGTATTGATGTCCAGTTCCAATAGTGTCTCTAAGTGCGGTTTGTTTGGCAAACTCGGACTTAAACCTTTCGGAATACTCGTTCCCTTTTATTTTATATGTGTTTGCCCTTCCTTTTGCGCAAACAACAATAACATCCTGCCCAATTTTGTCCGCGTACTCATATATGAAGTTCTTAATCTCTGGGTCCATGGTAGTAACGTTTGTGTTATTTGAAGTTCCATCTCCTAGCCATATTCCTAGAAAGTACGGGTCTACGGTTACGTCTCTGTGAGCAAACTCAACCCCTGTTCGGTATCCAACAAATGCGTCTTTCCATTTGTTTGATTTGTTAAGCCAATCCTTAACGGGGATTTCAACATAGTCTGCGTCATCAATGAACCTGCGGTGTCTTCCGGGGCGAGTGTCGATTCCATATCTCTTAAACAAGCAAAGGATATGTTCCGAGTTGACAACATAGTCCATCGCCTTGGATTGCTTCACGTTATACAACTCTCCGGTTCCGTTGGTTATGGATATCACGGTCCTTGGTGTAGAGTCTGGTCCCATAAGCAAGTCTCCGACAATAATGTCTTGAACTTTTTTTATTTCGCCGGAATACATCAGCACAGGAGTGTCTTCTCCCAAGCACTTTCCGCTTCCGCTTCCACCGTAGAACGCCGCATATCTTATAATCTTATCAAGATAGGGGGTGTAGACGCTATTGAACACAGATAGGTCTATGTCGATTTTGTATGACTTTGCTTGTTGGCCTAATCTACCCATGTCTATATTATACATCATTCGTCAATCGCCATCATTCTTGTGCATATTGCACATACGTTTCACGCAATCTTCGTGCAACCTTTGTCATGCAAACGTATTGACACATACGCCATACACATATAGTATAAGTACATAGCAACCGACTACGAAATGTAGTCAACTGAAAGGAAGGTCGTAAATGTCAAGTAGAACCTATGTCAAAATCAACAACAACAATGTCTATGTCAACTCGAAGGGTACGTCATGTGTATGTGGAGGATGTGGTAAAGTGATTGCATGTGCGGTCGGTCATGTGCCAGAGAAATGTAACGTATGCAATACTGAGTTTGCGAAAGTTAAGAGGTTGATTTGATGAAAAGATTTGTAT